CTTAAAAAAATCCCCTCGGGGAAGTTTGAAAAAATGTTTTTGTTTTTGGGTCCGCGGTGTGTATCTCTATGGCCCTGCTGATATTCTGGTTTTCTTAGTCTCCTTTCCTGGAATATGGATACCTCTGAAGCAGAGCCTTAAAGATGCACACTGCTGATTTTTTAGAAGGAGATATAAAATATGGCAAAGATAAATACGGTAGTAGTACCATCTACTCCTGTGTTCGATCCTGCTAGGTCTGATGATGAAAGAGAGAGGCAAATGATTAGTCTTTCTATGGACGCAGCTGAGGCACGTATAAGAGCTGGCGTAGCAACGTCTGCTGAAATTTGCCATTTCTTAAAGCTTGGCTCGGTTAGAGCTAAATACGAACAGGAAGAATTACAGGAAAATATAAAACTCTTAAAAGCTAAGTCTGATGATATTTTAGAGAGTAAGAAAGCTTCTGCTCAGTTTGAAGAACTTATGTCTGTGCTAAAACAGTACGGTGGAGTTTCGGATGATGATGAGGGATATGAAGATGAACAGTCCTATTAGAACTTACACTGAGCTTTCAAAGCTAAAAACTTTCAAAGAAAGATTTGAATATTTAAAACTTGACGGTCAAGTCGGAGTTGCAACATTTGGATTTGACAGAATTTTAAATCAAGTCTTTTATAAATCAGATGCGTGGAAAAGAGTTAGGCGAGACGTTATAGTCAGGGATAAAGCTTGTGACCTCGGAATCGAAGGATACGAGATATGCCCTGCTGATATTCGAGAGAAGTATCCGGACAAAGCATCCGCACTTATGCGTACAGTTATTGTTCACCACATGAACCCTATTAGTGAGCAAGACATATATAGTAGGTCCGCTGATATTCTTAATCCCGAATATCTAATCACAGTTTCACTATTAACACACAATGCTATACATTATGGTTCAGAAGATTTGCTTTGTAAATACACTGAGCCAGTAGAGCGGAAACCAAACGATACTATAGGATGGAGGAAAATCTAATGGCTAGAAGAGAACCTATAAGCGTAAGCGAAGAAACATCAATAGCACAGGAAGAAGTTAAGAAAGTTGAAACAGCTCCTGAAGAGACAAAACTTGAAGCTGTTGAAAAGAAGGAAGCTTCCGCACCGAAAAGTAAGAATGGCGGTTGCTTAGTGTAGAAAGGAGTATATATGGAGTACGATAGCATTCTCAACACAATAAAAGAGAACAATGATATCGAAGTTGAAGACACCAGCTTTGATAAATCAATAATTAGCTATATAAACTCCAGTATTTCTACTCTATCTCAAATCAAAGTTGGTACTCCTGGATTCAAAGTAACTGGAGCCAGTGAAACATGGGATCAGTATATAACAGACATTGTGCAGCTTGGATTTGTTAAAGATTACATTTCTAAGTACGTAATGCTCTCGTTTAATCCTCCCAGAAGCCAATTCTTGATAAAGAATGTGCAAGATCAGCTAGCAGAACTAACCTATAGGTTAAATTTGCAGGTTGAACCTTAACGAAGAAAGGAATGATATTATGGCAAATGAAATAGCTCATTCCGGCGTAGAGGGTATGAAATGGTATGAAAGACGGTACCAGTATCCTGATGGTACTTATACGGAGTTAGGAAAAGCTAGACGTAGAACTGGCAACGAACGCATCACTAAGGTTCCAACTACTAAGGAGGAAGCTGAAAGAAGAGAGGCCTACTACAAAAAGAAAACCGCTATACATAGTGGTGATATTTCTTATGCTAGCAAACATCTTAATGACTTCTCAAACGATGAACTTGATGAAATAGTCGAAAGATATTACAAAAACAAGAAGATATCGGATATCAGTGTTCAGATTGAAAATGCTGACAAGATGACTGCCGAGAAGCTTGCAAATAAGCTGTACACATATAGCAACATTGCAAGTTCTATTGGAAACATTGCAGCTAATGCCGATAAGCTTCATAAGTCTATGACAAACATCAAGAATCGTAAGAAAGATCCCTACTACGATAAGAAGGGTAACGACAAGAAGAAGAAAAAGAAAGATCGTGACTAAATCAAAATGGTTTTTAGAGAGGTGATACAATCATGATGTCTAATACTGCCGTCCCTAAATACTATGCACAATTTAGAGAGAAAGTACTGGCGGGAAAGATACCTATTTGTAAAGAAATCTCTCTCGAAATGAATCGAATAGACCAGAACATAAGAAATCCAAATATTTGGTATGATCCTGGTCCTGTTGAAGGTTTTATAAAGTATTGTGAGAATGAAATGACATTAACTGATGGATCAGAAGTAGTTCTCACAGAGCCATTCAAGCTATGGGCGGAGCAATTATATGGATGGTATTACTTTGAAACTGACTCTGTGTTTGTTAAAGGAAAAAATGGTGAACCTGGTAGATACAAACGAAAAGTTGTACGCCGGCGCTTAATTAATAAGCAAATCATCATTGTTGGTCGAGGCGGAGCAAAATCTTTGTATGCAAGCTGGAACCAAAGCTACAATCAAAATGTAGATCCTAGTACAACACAGCAAATAACAACTGCTCCTACAATGAAGCAGGCTGAAGAGGTTATGGTACCTATAAATACTGCTATACTTCGTGCTAGAGGACCTTACATGAAGTTCTTAACAGAGCCCTCGACACTAGAAAAGGCGAACCGCCGAGTTAAGGCTGCAAAGTTAGAGTCCACTAAAATGGGTATAGTCAATCATTTAAATGGTTCTATAATATCTATAAGACCTATGACAATTACAAAATTGCAGGGTCTTAGATGCAAAGTTGCTACAATTGATGAGTTTCTTTCTTGCGATATACGAGAAGATCCCATTGGCGCAATCGAACAGGGTGCGTCGAAGGTTAAAGACTACATTATTATAGCAACGTCATCCGAGGGAACAATACGAAATGGACCCGGAGATGCTATCAAGATGGAAATGGAAGACATTCTTCGAGGAGAATACATAAATCCTCATGTTTCTATCTGGTATTACAAGTTGGATTCAATTGAAGAGGTTGGAAATCCTGCGCTTTGGCTTAAAGCTAATCCGAATATAGGAATAACAACTTCTTGGGAATCTTACAGGCAAGATGTTGAGAAGGCTCAAAAGGTCCCTTCTTCCAAAAACGATATTCTTGCAAAAAGATTTAATATTCCTATGGAAGGTCACTCATACTTCTTTACTTACGATGAAACACTTCCACATCCGAAGAGAGATTATTGGAGAATGATGTGCTCCTTAGGAATAGACTTGTCACAGGGAGATGACTTCTGTGCATTTACTTTCTTGTTCCCGTTGTCCAATGGTCAGTTTGGTGTTAAAGTTTTAAGCTTTATTACTGAATTAACTTATCAAAAGCTTTTAAATTCAACTAGACAAAAGTATGTTGAATTCATTCAGGAAGGAAGCCTTATTGTTATGGAGGGAACTGTTCTTGATATGATGCAGGTATATGATGAAGTTGACAAGTATATTACCGAGCATGAATATACGGTTTTAACTTTAGGTTATGATCCTTATAATGCTAGGGAGTTTGTTGAACGATGGGCTCGTGAAAATGGAGAACTTGGAATTGAGAAAGTAGCTCAAGGTGTAAAAACCGAATCTGTTCCTCTTGGGGAACTTAAAAAGATGGCCGAATCTCGACTGTTGTTGTTCGATCAATCTTTGATGACTTACAGTATGGGAAATTCCATAGTGTTAGAAGATACAAACGGCAACCGTAAGCTGTGGAAGAGGCGACATCAAGATAAAATCGATAATGTTGCAGCATTAATGGATGCGTTTGTAGCTTATAAGCTAAACAAAGAAGGATTATTTGAATAATTCGGAAAGGAAAAATCAAAATGGGAGTTATTGATAGAATCAAGAAAGCTTGGAATGCTTTCATGAACAAAGATCCTACAAGAAAAAGCGAGATAGGTCTTGGAACATCATCAAGTTATAATCCGTATTACAAGAAAACTTATTCTTACTACGACAAATCTTTAGCAAAATACATTCTTAATCGAATGGCTGTTGATTTTTCTAGTATAAGATTTAAGCATGTGCAGACGGATGAAGAGGAAAATTATATTGGAGATATTTTTTCTCCCTTGA